TGCTCAATGCGGTCGGCGGCTTCTTTGCGTTCAGTCTCATAAACTTTCATTTGATGCTGAATGTCTTCCCTAGCATTCACAGAAAAATCTTCATTGAGCCGTTTCACAAGATCGTCAGTCATAATCCCTCGCCCTCCTCACAATCTATTTCAACTTTCACGCAAGCGAGGCGATCATCAAAATGCGCACAGTCGGCATCTTCTCTATTAAGATATCTATACACATTATCTTTATTAACATTCATCCACACAGTGCGCTTAATGCGTGGCTTTACTTCAATGAGATCATTAACATCTGGCGCATTTAATAAAACTTTACCAGTTTTTTTATCCCACTGATGCGAATACCAATCAATACCTAGATTAACCCAGCCATAAACAATGCCACGATCAATATGACTCAACTTAATCTCATCATTGCGTTTGTTGGTGTATTTCTTTTCTAAATCAATCATCTGTATTTTCCTGATTTATAATATGAACATTATAATCTTTATCTTCTCTGATATGCCCATTGATAATGCTAAGATACAGTCGTATTTCCTCCTGCCTTTCAGGAGTAATGCCGTCAGTATTCAAATCACTTAGGATATTTTCAAACAATTCAGCGCATCTAAACAATGCACGAATAATGTTCTCATAGTCTTTTCGTGGATAGGATTGATAAAACAACTCATCAAGTTTGTTCTGTATATCTCTATAATCATTCCATATCTGTTGATTTGCAGCAGTGCGAAACATACTAATCTCCTTATAAATATACTGTAAATATAATATAGACTAAATATCAGACTGGGTAAAGCGGAACTGGCGGTTTGCCCCAATTTTTCTTACTAGCTTCTAATTCTTCAGCAAGTTCAGTTGGCCTTTGCAATAGCCCAGTTTGTCTAATGTGGCTCATAGCAATACTGACTGTATCGACCAAGTCATCATGTGCGCCCTTGGGGAATGATGCGACTTGCTCAATTACCTCAGTGCTCCAAGACATCTCAGGTGCAAATACCAGCCCCTCCGCAAATAGATGCTGGACGGCATATAGGCGGCTTACCTTATCTTTGCCCTTACCCTTGTAATCTACCAGCTGGACGGCAAACTCCTCCGCTCCATAGACACGCCGCAGCTCCTGCGACACGCTTATACCCGCCGCCTTAGCCTCAATAAGCAGCTTGTCTATTTTAAACTTTTGAGATGTTTTTTGAACCTTTTCAACCAAGTCGTGGAACTGCAACCGAGCTTGCCATGCGCCAATCAGCATAACCCTCGGCGACATCTGACCATAGCTGCGCTCGACCTGCATTGTCCTACCATCTTCGCCAATAATACGAGATGATTTGGCTGTTATGTCATGCTCAAAGACGCCCCAAATGGACATAGCCGAAAAGTCATTTTCTTCCTTTTCCGTATATGCCGTATCCAAGGCTGCCACAATATATGAAAACGGAGGGTATTCTGATGCTTCCCATAACTTCCACCAATCGCTGTCAATGATACCACCGCCCTTTGGAACGGGTAACTGCTGCAACTGACCAGCGGCAGCAAATGGGCCGAGGTTAGTCTCAAGGTTCTTAACTTCTTCCTCCCCGAAGCGTTCAGGCCAGAGTAACTCACCCTCTTGAGTTCTCCAGTCTGACCAACCAATGCTGGTTGTATAGCTTCGGGAAGGACTGAAACGCATCGGCAAGCACAGATGCGTCCATTCTTCAAAGTTCTTACTCATCAAATAACCCGTCAGATCACGTTCCGACAGTCTTTGCTGAATAACGACATAAGCGCCAGTCTTGGCATTGTTAAGGCGGGTTGATAAGGCGCCTGTCCACCACTCGATCGTGCTTTCAATCGTAGCCTCAGAATAGGCTTCCTGCGCCGCATTGGGATCGTCAACGATAATAATATTACCGCCTTCACCCGTAAGAGCCGAGCCCACAGACGTTGCCAGCCTCGACCCTTTCTTATTGTTATCGAACCGCCCTTTAGCTGCTTGGTCAGGCATGAGCTGGAAGCGATCACCCCAATGCTTCTGATACCATTCGCTGGTAATCAAGCGCCTCATCTTCAGGTTATCACGCAAACTCAATTGCTGCGCAAAGGATGCCGTTAGGAATTGAACGCCTGGTCCCGATGTATCCGACAACTGGCTTTGCGCCCACGTCCATGCAGGCCATGCCACACTTGTTAAGCTGGACTTAGCACAGCGTGGGGGAATGTTGATGACTAGTTTCTTAATCTGACCATCAGTCACAGCCATTAAATGCTCGGCAACGGCTTCAATGCAATTCCCGTCCACGAATGGAGAGCTGTCAATGTACTTCCACGCCTTAGTCAGAAACTCATAAAGGCTTTCCTCGGAGTCTTCCTTCTCAATCTCCTGCAAAGTTTGATCGGGGTATTCCGTAATCAGCGTCTTTATGTAGCTGTCAAGGTCTTGCATCGTTGATTTGCCGTTTCTTTGGCAGGGTGCAGAACTTCTCCCCGCTTGCCTTATCCATCCAAATTTCTAGTGTCAGTCCATATTGGTGGCGTGGGTCATCTGTAAATAACAGGTCGCCGTTGGGCATTTCATAGGCATAGCCAGCATCGCTGTCATACTCTGGACGCTTAAGCCAGCCAAACGTATGATAGCTGGCCTTTGACAGGAATACGGCATCATTCTTCTTCATCGTCATCTTCATTTCCTGCCCCCGCCTTTGCCGACAGGATAAGCTCCTTGAGCATTGCCCTTTGGTCTGCGTCAAACTTCTTTACATCAATCTTGAAGGTTTCCTCCACTGCAATCGGGCTTCCGTCCTTTCCAGTGACTTCCACCTTCTGCGTATCATTCATCCAGCCAGAAGCCGACTTAGACCTATTCCTTACAGCCAATGAGATCAGCTGAGTATTCCCCGATTTAGGATCATCTGCTGCGGCTAACAGCTTGTTTTCCCAAAAAACCAAGGCAGCTGGCTTATGTTCTTCAATGAACTGCGAAAACTCTTTATTGTCACGCTTCCAATCGAATAAAGTTCTAGCTCCTATCCCACATTGATAAGCTGCTGCTTCTAAGCTGTATCCCCTCTTTAAATACACTAATAGATCGTCCATTATCTCTTTAGAGTATTTAGTGGGACGTCCTACGGGTCTTTTGACAACAATGGGTTCACCCCCATCCAAAGGGGCATTTGGCGCTGTCTGATGTATTTTAGTTTTCTTAGGCATATTTAATCTACTATCAGCTAATAATTTCTTAGACCTGTAACCTACCATAACCATTAGCCTTTTTCTAGCTAAATTGACTTATTCCATCTCCGTATTATTAAATAAAGGCATATTTCCACTTAATCGTGATTTAATTATATTAACATAATCTGGATTAAGCTCACATAAAATTGCATTTCTATTTAATTTATTGGCAACTAATCCCGTTGTTCCTGATCCCCCAAATGGATCTAATACAATCCCTTCATTAGGGCATCCAGCGAGTATGCATGGCTCAATTAAGTCTGGTGGGAAGGTGGCAAAATGAGCGCCCTTAAATGGCTTTGTTGTAACTGTCCAAACAGAGCGTTTGTTGCGTTTGTCAGGAGGTATATATGTTTTTCCAGAATATTGCAGTCCTTTAATGCCTGTTCCGCTCATACTTCCAAAGGTCGCATTTTTAACATTAGGATGCAAAATAGGCTCTTTTATTGCTTCATAATCAAAATAATACTTAGAAGACTTAGAAAGCAAAAAAATATATTCATGCGCTTTGGTGCACCGATCCGTCACACTCTCTGGCATTGGATTGGGTTTATGCCAAATAATGTCTTGCCGCAGATACCAGCCGTCGGCCTGCAACGCAAATGCTACACGCCAAGGTATGCCTATTAAATCCTTAGGTTTGCAATCAGGCGTAATAGATTTTACCAGCTTTCCCTCTGTTGTTCCTTTAGATGTAGCTTGTTTGCCTGTTGCATAGCTATTTCCATCGGCCCACCGACCTTTCCCGCTTCCAGCATAGCTATCGCCAAGGTTAAGCCATAATGTGCCATCATCCCTAAGAACACGTTTAACTTCCCTAAATACTTCAACAAGTTCGGATACAAATTGATCTGGCGTTTGTTCAAGACCTATTTGATCTTCCATCCCATAATCACGCAAACCAAAATAAGGCGGGCTTGTTACGCAGCAATTTACAGATTTATCCTGTAATGTTTTAAGAGTTTCTCGGCAGTCCCCTGCCAGTATTGTTACGTTACTCATATAAATATCCTAATTTAAGTCGCTCCATATTGCCAAGCAAATGCAATATATCGCACAAAGGATTAATATACTTCCGTCAATACGGGGATTTATAACGAGAGCTATACCACCCCAGATGAACGCCACTCCCGACGCCGCCATCATTATCAGGCTCAGTAGATGCTTGTCTGTCTTTAGTCTCATATCTATTTATCCTATCTAAAACTGCTTCAGCTTGCCCTGAGCAGAATATGCAAGCTTTATCACATCTTGAGCTATCTTCCCCTCCCAGCGAATATCCGCAAAGGGTCAATGCTATTTCTTCTATAAGTTTATCCGATCTGTCAACCATATCTTTACCCCCATTAATACTATAGCACATAACTTATTGAAAATTAATGACAAAAAAAATTATCAACAAATGATAAAATATCACTTGCATTACGACATTATGTCCTATATAAAAACACTTATGGCACTGATTTGCCACATTATATGGAGATGAAAATGCTTAGTCTTAACAAATTTTACCCTCTTAACTGGAACAAACCTTCAATCACATTTGGCAATTCATGCGAATGGGGTACGATCTGCTTATCTATTTACGAAAGCATTAACAGCGATAATATTGACGAGCTGGAAGCCACTGACCGCATCCATTTTAGAGAATTAGAGACAGAGGATGGCAGCGATTATATTGAAGCGGTATATCTTGACAATAATCTAATTGGTTCGTGGTCATACCCATTTGCGCATAATCCAGAAGTATACAAAGAAATTAAAATTAGCGTTTGACAGGGGACAAAATGTCCTATATATATAAATACATCAGCAACGAGCTGACATTATATGGAGATGACAATGCTTAACAATTACAACTCAGTTGACCGCTACTTCATCCTCAAGGACGAGATTGCAGCCCTCACCAAAGAGCTTGATGCACTCAAGGCAGAGTTTGTAGCTTCTGGCATGGAAACCATCGAAGGTTCAATTGCCACAGTCACAGTAAAACTTGCAGAGCGTACAACTTTTGACGGCGCAGAAGCTAAAAAGCTTTTGACCGACGAACAGATCGCTAAATGCTCAAAGACATCTTTGATCACTAGCGTCACAATCAAAGCTAACGCAAAAGTAATCAAGTCAATGGTGGAGGCGTAAGCCTCCCCCTAAGGGGGTTAACATGGAAATAATTATGTTTGGATTGGTTCCCTTTTTAATTATAATTATGGTGGAGATGAAAAATGGATAAAGAATTAGAAATGCTTAAAGCTAAAATTAAATCTCTTGAAACTCATAACGCAGATTTAATTCAAGCACTTGATCTTGCAATAGAATATTTAGAAGACAGAGCAGACATTTTATTTGATACCGATGAAAACGGAAGCCCAATACCTAAT